CCGTTACTTCCGGCCTGCGAGCGTCTGAATTGGTGGTGCTCACCGCTGGTTCTGGATCGGGGAAATCGACCCTAGCTGCCGAGATTTGTAGTCATTTAGTTGATGCAGATGTTGGCTCAGTTGGCTACATCGCACTCGAAGAATCAGTCAAGAGAACTGCTCTCAGGCTGATGAGTATCAAAGCAAACAAACCGCTTCACTTAAATAATGAAGTTCCAACAGACGAACTCAGAACCGCTTTTGATAGCAGTCTGGGTGGTGGTCGCGTATTCCTTCGGGATGGTTTCGGGAGTGTTGATCTCGACTGCATCCTTAATGACATCCGTTTCCTAGTCGCACATCACGGCGTTAAGTGGATCATTCTTGATCACCTATCCATCCTTATCTCTGGATTAGAGATGGACAATGAGAGACAAACTATTGACCGCTGCATGACAATGCTGCGTTCATTCTGCGAAGAGACTGGTGTCGGAATGATACTTATCTCCCATCTTCGCCGATCTCAAGGTGACAAAGGACCGGAGGATGGAGCAAAGATCTCTCTACAAATGTTGAGAGGATCGCACTCGATTGTTCAACTTTGTGATGTCTGCATCGCCGTGCAAAGAGACATCAGTGGAGGTGATAACTCCGCTGAACTTGTCGTTCTCAAAAACAGGTTCACCGGCCGTACAGGCCCTGCTGGAACCCTTACCTTCGACCAGGAAACTGGCCGTCTTACTGAATCCCTCACTGCTGCATCTTCATCTTCTGATGACTACACCGACTTCTAGGAAGCATCTAGTTCTGTTTAAAAAGCAGAGCTGCCCACCTTGTGGGCGTGTTGCTCAGCGCCTGGAATCAATTATCTCCAGGGAACCGGACTTAGTTCACCAAATCTCTGTGCTGCGTAAGGAGTATCACTCTGCTCTTCTCGTCGCATACGAGATCGATATGTTTCCAACCATGCTGCTAGTCGACGACCTCGGTCAAGAACTAGATCGCTGGGTTGGTGGCACTGCCTGTTATGACGCTCTTCATGATGAGCTAAAAGAATGCAAGGCAATGAACCTATGAGATTATGCGCTGACATTGAGACAAATGGACTTCTTAGACAAGACAGTCCACTCATTCATTGTTTAGTCACACAGGATCTAGATACGGGACAAGTTGTTTGCTACGACGATGAGGGCTCAGATAATGAGCCCATCGTTACTGGCATCAAATATCTGATGGAAGCTGATGAGGTATGGGGGCACAACTTTCTTTCCTTTGATACTGAATTCATCAGAGAGATCTACCCGTTCTTTAAACCTAAAAAGATCTACGACACCTTGATCTTGAGTCGGTTGTTCTTTACCGACTTGTTAGATCGAGACTTCAGATCTAAGCCTGCCAACATGCCCGCCAACTTATATGGCAGGGCATCACTGGAGAGCTGGGGCTATCGCCTCGGACATTACAAGTCTGAGTTCGGCAAAACCACTGACTGGTCTGAGTATTCAGCAGAGATGCTGGCCTACTGCATCCAGGACGTGGCAGTCAATGTCGAGCTATGCAAACTCTTCGAGCCAAAGCTGGAACAGTACAAAGCCTGTATTGAGACAGAGCATCGCCTTGCTGAGGTGATGTCTTGGCAAGAACGAGAGGGCTGGGACTTCGATGTCCGCAAGGCGCATGAGCTGGAAAGCAAGCTCCGGTCTGAACTGGAGGTTCTATCTGAGCAAATGCGGGACACCTTTCACATGGTGGATGGTGGTCAGTTCACACCTAAACGGCCTAACCAAAACAAGGGTTATGTCGAAGGTGCGACCATGACACGGCTTAAGGAATTCAACCCGACGAGTCGTCAACACATTGCTTTTGCTTTCCAGAACTTTCGCGGCTGGAAGCCTCGTGAATTGACCGATACAGGTCGGCCAAAAATTGATGAAAAAATTTTGACGGAGATAGGGACAGACGAATCTAAAAAGTTCGCCCGTATCCTCACTCTTCAAAAACATCTAGGCCAACTCAGTGAGGGACAAAACTCTTGGCTCAAACTTGCAGTCAAGGGTAAGGTCCATCACTCCTGTGTTCTTAATACAAACACAGGGAGACAAATTCACATGCGGCCCAACGTTGCGCAGACTCCGAGTGAGCGTGAGTATCGAGAGCTATGGGGTCCAGGTAAAGGAAGAGTGCAAGTCGGAGCTGATGCTTCTGGTTTAGAACTTCGCTGCCTTGGACATTACTTAGCTTTGTTCGATGGTGGTGCTTTCTCCAAAGAAGTTGTTGAGGGTGACATCCACACAAAGTTGGCTGCCATCTACAACACGCCTAGATCTACTGGTAAGTCGGTAACCTACGCGATGATCTATGGAGGATCGAATTTTCGCATCGGATTGACTGCCGGAGCATCTAAACAAGATGCAGCTAAGGAAGGTAAACGTATCCGTTCAGCAATTATGTCTGGACTGGATGGGTTTGCTGAACTTAGTAAGGCAATCGCAACTCGTGCGGAGACAGGTGTACTGAAAGCCTTGGACGGAAGGCCTATCAGATTAGGGAACAAAACTTATGCAGCAACTAATTATTTACTGCAAAGCTGTGGCGCAATTTTGTGTAAGGCTTGGCTGCTCAGGAGTCATGAGCTTCTACAAGAGGCTGAACTTGACTATCGACCGCTGGGATTTATACATGATGAACAGCAGCTTTCCGTCCACCCCAACCATGCTGAACAAGCTGCCTTCTTATTGGTAGCAGCAATGAAAGATGTTCAGAAGCAATTTAACTTCCGCTGTGAACTAGATGCTGAATCCGTTATCGGAGAAAGCTGGGCCGATTGCCACTGATTGCAATAGAAAAGGAGACTTCTGGGAGCTGCACGTCATCCGCGAGGCATGGCGCCGTGGCGCAGAAGTATTTACTAACGCCGGTTGCACGGGAGCTGTTGATCTCATCCTTCACATGGGTGAGCAGCAGCTCAAGTGTGATGTGAAATCCATGCGCTATCAAAACAAGTGCTGGAAATCCACAGGCGCATCAGTGGCAGATGGTGTCCATGTAATCCACGTCAACCCTCTTACTGAAGAGATTCGCTGGACCCGAGGCAAAGAGCCAGAGGGCTGGGAATCTTTTTGGGACTAATAAATGAAACCACCCAAACTGTTAGTCGATGCAGATTATTTTCTGTATCGAGCGGCCGCCGCGGCCGAGCTAGAGCTTGAGTACAACCCTGACCTCACCGTCATTGTTGGCGACTTCATGGAAGGCAGACGCATTGTTAAACAAGAGTGGCGCAACCTACGCCAACGGTTTGACACTGATGATCTGCTGTTGTGTTTTACCGACACTACTAACTTCCGCAAAGACATCGACCCTGACTACAAGGGGTCTCGCAAAGACAAGCGAAAGCCAGCGGGCTACAAGAAATTAAAGGAGTGGTGTATGGCTACCTGGCCCAGTGTTATTAAACCTGGGCTGGAAGCTGATGATGTCCTAGGCATCTTGGCTACCAAAGGTGACATCGACAACTTTGTTCTTGTCTCCCCTGATAAGGACATGCTGCAAATCCCATGCCGCATCTACAACCTCAAGGACGAATTCACACAGGATCCTGAGAGCGCAAAGCTGAAACTCTGGGAGCAATGCTTAACCGGAGACAGCACAGATGGCTACAAGGGCGCTAAAAATTGTGGCCCTAAAAAGGCTGAGCAGATCCTTGAAAAGGTGAAGGATGGGAACTACTGGAAGGTGATCGTAGAGACCTACGAGAAAGCTGGACAGACAGAAGAGGATGCACTTCGCAACCTCCGACTAGCTCGCATCCTGCAGGCAGAAGATTGGGATAAGGAAAAACAAGTTCCAATTCTTTATAGCCCCTATGAAACCTCTTCCTCCTCCAGTGACAAAGCTGACACTTGAACAAGAGTTCAAAGTCGCCTCATTACTTGGCGACATTGAAAGAGCAGACTCTGATCAAATAAGAGAAATCTGCGAAACACTTCTGAAGCATAATTTTCTTCTGAAGAATACTCTCAACAACATCATCGACGCATGGCATGAACTTGACGCCACAGGAGCTGACCTTCCTGAGGAACGTTCTCCAGGCTGAGCGTGCATACAGAGGGATGGACCTTCCGCATGGTGTCAACCTCTGGCCTGACTGGAAAGAAGTCTTTTACGAAAAAGTCTTAAATGAGCAAATCAAATCCACAGCACTACCGCCAAGGATCGATTGAACCGTGGGACTTTATTGTCTCGCAGAACCTCAATTTTCTTGAGGGCAATATCATCAAATACGTCACCCGCGCCGGTAAAAAAGATGGTG